AATATTTTGATGTTATCGATTTTTTAAGAGGAAGTTCTAATAAAACCGAGTTATTAATCAAAAATGGCTTATATAAACTTGTGTATGATTATTTTAAAAGAAGACATTGGGGTGAATTACCAGAGTTAGATCATATTTTTCTAAAAAATAATTTAATATACATAAAAAAACATAAATTAAATTGTGGTGAATTAGCAGTATTTCAATACATAAAATCTGAAGATATAAAATTGATTAGAAAATATGGGAAACATGATTTAAATTATGAACGTTTAAAAGAATACAATATTGATTTAAAAATAGCTGATACTAATATTCCTGATTTATCAAAATCACTCTATGAATATGATGATTATTTGAGATTTGCTAAAGAATTAAAATACAATTTGAAAGATAAAAAAATACTTTATCCATCAAATTTAAAAGAAGCTCATGATAAAGCATTAAAACAACTTGAAATAGTTAGAAATAAAAAATTTGATAATGCAATATCAAAAAGATATAAAAAATTAATTAAAAATAAATTTAATAATAAAAAATACATTATCTTTCCTGCAAAAAATGTTGAAGCACTTGTTGATGAATCAAGCCAACAAAATAATTGCGTTAGAACATATGCTGCAAGTGTTGCAAAAGGTGAATGTGATATTTACTTTATGAGATATCTTGAAAGTGAAAATAAATCACTTGTGACAGTAGAAGTTAGAAATAATAAAGTTGTTCAAAAAAGAACAAAAAATAATTTTGAAACTACAAAAGAACAAGATAGATTCTTAAATAAATGGGAAAAGGAGGTATTAAGTGTATAATGCCTAGTTTAAAAAATATAAGAGATATGTCTGATAGAGAGTTATACACATTTATAAACAACATATCTAATCAAAATGGAAGAGTTTGTTGTAAATGTGGAAAAATCGTATATAAAGAGCAAAGAGTGACATTATCAAGAACTGTTGGAGTTGCTGCTAAAAAAATATGTTGTTTATGTAAGAATTGTTATTCTGAATTATTAGACTGGTTAGGAGTGAATGATTGTGAATGATGAAATAAATGAAATATTTGTCTATAGAATATATGAAGCATGTGATGAAAAAGAAAAAACCTATAATTATGGAATATTCGATAGTGAAGTAAATAGAAAACTTATAGATAGCGGCTATATTTTTGCAAAAGATAGAGAACAATTTAAGGAAATTGTGAAACAAACATATCCTAACATTAATTTTGGGAGAAAGAAGAATGCACCTATAGGATTTCAATATTGCTCAGTTGTATATCACAGTAAATGTGATAGTGATAAAAGAAATTCACAAATATTGAATTACAAATGTGATTATTGTGGTAAAGAAGTCTTTAATGATGTATTTAGTACATCCTATAACTTGTATAGAACTTGTCAATATATAGGATTTGGAAAAAAGACAGATTCTAAGTACTATTATTGTTCTCAAGAATGTAAAGATAAACATTGTGAAGATTTAAAAAAAGAAGAACAAGAAAAAAATGGAAACAATTATGTGGACGAATTTATAACTAAAGAATCTTTTTCTAGCTTTAGTGATGGATTTATATATAAAATATCAAAAAAGTCTACGGGTGAGTTCTATATAGGACAAACTAGATATGTACCAATATTTAGATGGGGACAACATTTAAAAACTGAAAGATTTGACATAAAAAATATAAATGATTATGTATTTGAAGTTATAGAAGTTTGTGATAAAGAAAAACTGAATGAAAGAGAAAGTCATTATATTAATTTATATAAAGATGATCCTTTAAATTTAAATATAGTGATTCCAAAAGATAAAGAACAATTAAAACTAAAATTTGAATAACAAGGAGAAAAATATATGAATGATGAAATTAGTGTAGAAAATTTAACATTAAAACAAATAATAAATTGTTTGTCTATGATTAAAAAGTTAAAGCAAGAAAATATATTGAAATTTGATATAAATACAACAGAAGCAACGATTAATTATGATGCTGCAATAAATTATTTAGAGGAGCAAAATGTTGAACAAGCAAAAGTAATATCAAAATTAAATAAACAAGTTAAATATTTAGCAAATAAATATAATGCTGATATAGAAGAATATAACAATAGACTAAATGATGTTGTTAAAGAAAGAAACAAGTATATGCATACAGCTAGGAAATTCGAAGATTATTTAATTGATAGGTTTAATACAACCCAAGATACAAGATATTGTGATGACCTAATTAAATTAAGAGAATTAAATGGAGTAGGAAGGCAGGTGTAAATAGAGTATGAATAAATGTGATTGGTGTGAAGAAGGAAGATATACTCTTATTGGTAATAAAGAAATGAGTACATTATATTGTATGAATTTAGATAAAGACGATAAAGGTTATTTATTAGAAATATTAAGACAAAAACCACCTAAACCAATATGGGAAAGAAGATATATAAAACATATAAATTATTGTCCATTTTGTGGGAGAAAGTTAGAAAGAAAAGGTGAGTCATAATGAGTGTAGATGATATGTGTATAGACTACGATTTGAAATTTGGTATAGAAAAACATAAATTAATAAATAAACAATTTCAATTTGGCTTATCTTTAAATAAACAATGTTATGGAACTTATATTGGTGATAAATATGAATATTATTTATGTTTGTTTTTATTCAAATATGTTATATCTATTGGTTGGTTTTTAAAAGAAAAATAAGGTAGGTGGTTAGATGAAAAATGAAATAAAAGAAATATTGGATAAATTAAAAGATAAAAATAATTACATAAGTCATAGTATGATTTTGTTATCAATTAAAGAAACAACAACAATATTAGATTACATAACTAATTTACAACAAATAGAACAAGACCATCAAAAATTAAATGGTGAGTTAAGAGAAGAAAATAAAAGATTAAATAATATAATAAATGAATTTAAAAATATGAAAAAAGAATTATTAGATTATATCTATCATAATGAATATAGTAGATTTGGATACATTGATGGTGGAGAAGCAGATGAAATGAGAGAAATCATTTCTAAAACTGACACATTAAAAAAGGTTGGTGATGATAATGGATAAAGAAGGATATTTCAATCATAAGACAAATACCTTTGTACACATTACTAAAAATTGTATTATGGATTGTAATCCAAAATCATATAAATACATCTTGGGACTAGAAAAAGAAATAGAAAGATTAAATAATATAATTGGTACTATTGAAAAAGACATTGAAACTGAGAGAATGTCACATTGGGTTCCAAGTCCATTGTATCTTACTGAGTTAATGGAAAAAATAAAAGAATTGAAAGACAGAAAATATAATAAAACACATTAAAAAGTATAAAAGAATTAAAATGGGAGGAAAAATGGAGCTTTATGAATTAAAAGAAGAACAAGAAGAAACTGAATCTGATATCAGATACTATAATAGAGAACTAACAAGATTACGATCTAAAGTTGGCCCTGGAGCAGTAGATTATTCAAAAGAAATGGTACAATCAACACCAAGAAGTAATGATGAAGCTTTTGCAGAATTGGCACAAACAAGTATGGATTTGGATGAAGCAATAAAAAAGCTAGAAAATATAAAACAACTAGCAAATGAAAAATATAATATATATAAAAATTTCAATGATTATGATAAACAAATTTATACTGAAAAAAGGCTATTTAAATGGCCTAATGCCAAGATATCTGCTAGACATAATGGAATTGGTAAAAGCCAAATATATAGAATAATAGAAAAAATTGAAAATATGGGAAAAAAGGGGAAAGCATAGGTTATAAAATGGTATTGTGAAAATAGTAAATATTTCACAGTCACATATGTTGGTTTTGATACTGACATATCCCCTTTTTGTTCTTAAATATGGCACTATCTCTTGTAGATAGTGTACTGATAATAAATGAGAGTTGTTCTTGAAGCATGACTACAGTAGAACTTTCTTGTTTATCGTTGGTACAGTATCTACAAATGATACTAAGTTTTCATAGAATCACTTGTGTTGCCTTTTATAGGTAGCACATAGGGTAAATAATGTAGTCTATTTTTAGAATTAACTAGCAGATTAAATTAAGCCGTTAGCCGTTTAGGATAACTACTGAGGTATGTTTTAACTAATCCCCTGATTTAATCAAAAAGCAGATATAAAAAATGGGACGCTAGTTCATCGCTGTTATTTATTCTATGTGGTGCTTATAATAAGCACTATAGTTGTTTCTCATTGGTGTTATAATTTGTCAGGGTTATCTTTATAGATAGCCTTGTGCATACATATAACTCAACTGGATGAGTGTGGAGGGTACCCTATTCTTAATAACCAGGACACGTGAGATGCAGGTTCGAGTCCTGCTATGTATGCAGAAGATTATTTATAAAATACTGATAAAAAGGGGCGATAGAATGTTTAAATTATATAATTGTAGTATTGGCGAAAGATTATTAGATCAATCAACTAATGAAGAAGATATTAAAGAAACATTAAATATGTATGTAGGATATTTAGATACAATCGATTATAAAGTTAAAAAAACTACTTGCGATGGTGAAACAACAATAGCAAGAATTAAATCAATTGATGACTATGTAATATATACTACACCATCAAAAGTAAAAACACTAAGAAGATAACAAAGCACCTTTGCGTGCCAAAATATGCTATCTATAAAGATAGTATTTTTTATATCTGGTTAGGCAAGTATTTAGCTGTTGAGCTTTCTACATAACATCATCAATTGAATCTAATGCCAGATATCACAATGCGGTTATAGTGAAGAAGTATCACGTCAGGCTCATAACCTGAAATCGCCGTGCAAATCGGATAACCGCAACCAAAATGCCTGGTTCGGCAAGTGGTTAAGCCATCGCACTTTCTATGCGAAGTCATCAGTTCGAATCTGATACCAGGTACCAATGACGACTTACTCAAGTGGTTAAGAGGACAGTTTGCTAAACTGTTAGAGCGATATTATCGCTGCATAGGTTCGAATCCTATAGTCGTCGCCATACGCCGTATGTCTGGGTGGTGAAGGAGCGGTCTTGAAAACCGTTGGTCGAAATCGGCTTGCAGGTTCGAATCCTGTGTACGGCGCCAATATAAATACATAAAGCACAAATAAGTGCTTTTTTTATGGTGAGCAATATGAATAAGAAAAAGAATAAAAAGAAAGAAGAAAGTTCAAAAAACTATAGATTTTGTATGAGGTATCAATGTAAAGATTGCCCTCATAGAAAAAAATGTAAGATGTAAGTCATGGGTTGGTGTAATGATAACATATTGGTTTCAGTAGCCAAAGAAGTAGGTTTGATTCCTACACCCATAACCAATATATTTTAAGGAGGAATAAATATGATAGAAGTTGAAGTACAAATACCTAATTTTAAAGATAAAGAAAATTATGGTAAAAAAACAACAATCATAAGAAATGGTGAAGAAATAGTAGTAGAGAATGAATTACTACAACCAGGAGACAAATACAAGATATCAAAAGAAAGATATAATGTATTATCAAAAAAAGGAATAGTAGTGAAAGTAAGTAAACCTTCTAAAAAAGAGGAAGAAGACTAATAATTTGAGGTGATATATTATGAATTTAGATAAATATATCAGAATGCAATTGATAATATTATCTAAAAAGTATGATATATCAATTGTAGAATTAACAACTGCTAGAGATGGAAGAATATCAAGATATTATACAGTTAACTATAGAGATAATAAATATAAATATCCTAAAGAAGAGTTTTATAGTAAAAGGGAGTTAGTCCAATGGCTACTAAAACTAGAGTAAAAGGAAGAAAGAAGTTAACTGATAAGCAAAAGAAAAAGATAATTGCTGATTATGCAGTAAATGGTAATTATTCTGAAACAGCTAGAATGAATGGAAATATATCTCCAAATACAGTTAAAGCATTAGTCAAGAATAATCCTGATGTTGCAATTATATGCGAACAAAAAAATGAAGAGAATACTAAAGATATACTTGACTACATGGATAATCAATCAGAAAAGCAAAAAAAGATAATAGATTTAACTATGGATGCTTTAATTGTTAAACTAACTAATCCTGATGCATTTACGAATGTAAAGGATTTAGCAACAGTCTATGGTGTTATATTTGATAAAGCAGTAAAGGCTAAGGAATTTAAAGCTAAGCAAAATATTACTGGTGACGATAGAAAGACAATAATTGTTGATGATCTCCCACAATACGAAGATAGTTAAGTTAAGCGAATTAATAATTCCTAAGTATCATAAAAACTTTAATGATACATTCCATACGCATCAAATATATACAAGTGGACGTGCTGGTACTAAGTCAAGTAGAGGAGCATTAAGAGCTGTTAAAAGAATAATGAGTGATAAGCCTGGTTCAGTAATTATTATGAGAAAATTCCATAATAAGCTTAAAAAGACTGTATTTAGTGAATGTAAAAGAGCAATAACAAGACTACAGGCTGATAAATCAGAGTTTAAGATAACTGTTAGTCCAATGCAAATTACATACTTACCAACAGGAAATACAATATTTTTTACAGGAAACGATTCAATAGATGATACTAAAGGTATGATAGATGAAGATAGACCTATCGTACTTGTAGCATTAGATGAGTTAACTGAGTTTTTTGATAAAGGTGATGGAGAAGACGAAATTCAAAACATTGAAGCAACATTTATTCGTGGAAATGATGATGAATTCGTAATGGAATATTACTTTAACCCTCCAAAGAATCCTAAAGCACCTATAATGGAATGGGTTGCTAAGATGGAATTAAGAGAAGACTGTATTCATGTACATACAGATTATCGTGATGTTCCTCAAGGATGGCTAGGTAAGAAACTAATAGCATCAGCTGAAATACTAAAAAAACTTGATGAAAAGATGTATAACTGGTTATGGTTAGGACTTTGTACAGGTATTGATGAATTAGTTTATTATATGTTCAATGAAAAGATACACGTTTTAGAGTGTACTAAAGAACATTTAAAATATATGAAGAATCTTTATATAGGAGTCGATTATGGTCAAATGAATGCAACTACATATGAATGCGCAGGATTTGATTATAAAGACAAATGTATAAGAGGTGTTGATGAATATTATCATTCAGGACGTGAAGAAGGAAAACAAAAAAGCCCTAGTGAATATGCGCAAGACTTTAAAAAGTTTAAAGAACGTGTTGAAGAAGAAACAGGACTTAAAGTTTTATATACATTCATAGATCCATCAGCAAAAGGTTTAGCTGAAGAGATTAAAAGAGTATGTCCTGGAATAATCATTAAAGATGCTCAAAACGATGTTAAATTAGGAATAAGTAGAGTTCAAAAGTTGTTTAGTTTTAGACGACTTTTTATTTCGCCTAAGCAAAAACATTTAATAGCAGAAGAATACTTATACGAATATGATAAAGATTTGCTAGATAAAGGAAAAGAAGAAGTTGTTAAAGTAAACGACCACTGCCAAGATGCTATAAGATATTTAGTAATGGGCATATGGAAGTTTATTAAACATTTATTACCAATTATGGGAGAAGGTGATAAAGAATGATACATAGTATAGTTGATAAAATTAGAGGATGGTGGAATAAGATGTTCGATTATAATAAAATTGCAAAAGATTTTGATTTAGATATACAAACATCACAAGATATTTTAGACGCAGTTCAAGAATGGGCTAAAATCTATAATAAAAGTGAACCTTGGATTGATAAGGATACTACATCACTACATGTTGCAAAGACAATAAGTGAAAAGATTGCTGAAACTACAGTTGTAGAGTTTAAAAGTAAATGTGATGAACCATATGTCGATAAAATATATCAAAACTTTTTAAAAGACATACAAAAAGATGTTGAATTAATGGTTGGTAAAGCATTTATATTCTTTAAACCATATTATGATGGTAAGAATATAAAAATTAACACAGTGCAAGCTGACAAGTTTATTCCAGTTAGTTTTAGTGATGATGGAAAGTTATTAAGTTTTATTGTAATTGACCAAATAACAAGAGAATCTAATGTATATACTAGATTGGAATTTAATGAATTAAAAAATGAACAATTACATATAAAAAATATTGCTTATAAAGGCAAGAAAAATGGTACTATTCTATCAAATAAAATTTCATTACAATATGTTGATGAATGGAAAGACATAGAAGAAGAAACATGGATAGATGGATTAGATAGAATAATAGGTGGATTTGCTACTACACCTGAGGTAAATACATTGGACAATTCCTCTCCTATAGGTATGCCAATGTGGTATAATGCCAAAGATACATTAAAAGAAATAGATAAACAATTTTCCAGAACCTTATGGGAATATGAAGGTACTGAATTAGCAATTGATGTTGATGAGACAGTACTTAAACCTGATGATAAGGGAAATTTCAAAGCGCCTAAAGGGAAAGAAAGATTGTTTAGAAAATTAAATTTTGATGAAACAAAAGATAAAAGTTATAATGTGTTTAGTCCTGAGATAAGAAATACAGCATTATTTGATGGATTAAATGAGTATCTAATTCGTGCAGAAGTTCAATGTCATTTGGAATATGGTACACTTGCAAAAATTGATGAGGTTGAAAAAACAGCAACTGAAATCAAAACAAAGAAACAAGGATATCATACAACAATTAAAAATGTCCAAAAATCAATGCAAAATGCTTTAGATGATCTAATCTATGGTATTTATGCTTTATGTAAATTATATGGAATATCTGTTCGCCATACATATACAACTGAATACGATTGGGATGATAGTATCTTAGTTGATAAAGATTCTCAAAGAAATCAAGCAATGCTTGAAAGAAATAATGGTATTACAAGTGATGTTCAATATGTAATGGAAACAAGAAATATGAAGGAAAAAGAAGCTATAGAATTTGTTAAAAGACAAGTAGAATATAGAAAACTTACCGAAAAAACTGAGGACAATGTTCCCGAAGGTGATTAATGACAAAGTTAGAATTTGAACGTTTGTTGCTTCCATTAGTAGATATTATGAGTGATATCGAAATGGATATGATGCGTAATATTCTAAGTCGTATTGATGATTATAGTGATGTGAAAGGAACATTGAAATGGTTAACTGAAAAATTAACCGAAATGGGAGCCCTTGACAGAGCCAATTTAGAGGCATTTAAGGACAAGAAAAAGAAGATTAAGACAGTTATAGAGGAAATGGCTGAAAACTGCGGATATCGTGTTGATAATATAGAAAAATTGTATAATTATTATGAGCAAGGGCTATTGAATATAGACCCTTCTTCATTATACGAGAGTGCAACACTAAAGAATATGATAAATAATGCTATTAAAGATACTGATGACATTATGGAACTTATTCAGACAAAAGCAGTTGAAGGAGCTAAAGAAACATATAAAAATATACTTAATAAAGCCTATATTGAAACAGCAACAGGTGTTTATTCGTATCAGGAAGCAATAAAAAGAGCTACTGATGAGTTTACTAAAAACGGAATTACTGCAGTTCACTATAAAGATGGTAAAACATTATCAATAGAAGGTGTAGTAAGACGTGATGTAATAACAAGAATGAATAAACTCTCTGGAGATGTTGAAATAGAACATGCTAAAGAACTTGGCACAAATCTTGTGTATGTAGATCAACACGTTGGTGCTAGAATGAGAACACCATACATGAAAGAAGACTATGAAGCACATGCTGAGTGGCAAGGTAAAAAGTATATGATTAATGGTTCAAACGATAAATACGATAATCTATATGAAAAAACAGGTTATGGTGAAATGTTAGGGCTTAAAGGTATTAACTGTTATCATAATTTAAGGCCTACATTTGAGTGGGAAGAAATTCCTGAAAGAATAAGTTTAGAAGAAAATAAAAAAGAATTAGATAAACTTCAAAAAATGAGAAATACTGAAAGAAAAATAAGAACTTTAAAACGAAAAAGACTTGTTGAAAAGCAATTAGGTACTAAGGAAGAAGTTAAAAAGATTGATTCTAAACTAAAAAATACTAATGATATCTATGATAAATGGTTAAATGATAATAATTTAACTCGAAATTATAGTCGTGAATATATTTCAACGAATAAATATCAATTTAATGATAATAAACATATTACATCAAAAACAAAAGATGATGAA